CATCGTACCAAGAACCGTTCTCATAGTTGTGAATAATATACCTAGAGTTTTCTTCACTGTCTCCTGCGGGGTACAGCCACCAGATCTCAGAGAACTCTGTGTTAACTCCACAGTACACTTTATCTTTTTGAGTCAGGTTAAGTCTAAGGTGGTGGTCTTGGGAAAACACAGCTTCATCCAAAGAAGACGGAAGTTGTCTGATTTGACCATCGTACACGTAGAAGGAGCCTTGTGCCATCCAGTAGACGACACCATTAAGGTCTACACCTGCGTTCATCCCAACTAGACCACAGTTACCTCCAAGTCTATTAAAGGAGAAGTAGTCAGGAGGTCCGTTGAATACCATAGAGTAAGCACCTTCATCTGTGAAGATAATCTGTTCTTTCTTAGAGTCAATCTCTCCTATAATCTCAGATCCAATAGGAATTCTGTAGTCACCTGACCCATTAGTCACAGCAGCGGACCACTCTGTATAATCTTCAATGTCGCTCCAACGCACAAGCATAGGATCAAAGTCCCCACCTTGTACACAGGTTCCACAAAGGACTACCTGTCTAGAGTCATTGGAAAGGAACATAAAGTTATTTCTTACAGGGGCTCCGTTAACTAACTCTGCTCTATCTGCGGCAGAAGTTTCATAGTAGTACAGTGAGCCATTTCTTTGGCAAGCAAGCAGATCTTCCCCCCAGTTATCCAAAGACCATTGCCTCAGTTTAGTAGCAACACCTCCAGAACCTGCTAGACCATAGAATCCATCTGAGTACCCGTCTGAACCCCACCCAAAGAGAGCACCATTAGACTTAAGGCCAGCAGTGATAAGGAATTGGAATGAAGTGAATACAGCACCATCAGAATTATATGTAGAAGTTGCTTCTTCACCTAACGAAACATCAAAGTGATCCGTACCTGCGGACACAACTCTGTATAGATTAGCTGATACTGTTTGATCTCCGTCTGCTAGTTCTGTACTTGTCCCAATGTAAACAAGATCGTTCTCTTGCGCTCCGTGAGCTTGAATTGAGACATTTGCTACGTGAGACCCTGATACTCCAGAGAAGGCTGAAGTCTGAACTACGGATGTGCGAACTGGGGTTATATCCATCCATGCCCCGCCTTCTTCTACCCATAGTGAATTATGTGTCCCCAAAGCAACTTGCTTTGACCCGTCAAGGGTCGCCCAAGGGTGTATAGCCCTAGCGACTCCCCAGTAGTAAGAACCATCTGTAGATTTCTCAAGCCAACCTCCAAGTTTCTCAGCTACGTCACCTTGGAACCTGACTTTCTCTGCAGAAACGTATGCTCCTTCTGCTTTATAGTCGGTAACATTTCTGTTAACCCCCGGTGCAATTTCAACCTTTCGGAGTTCACCTTCGCTCATAGTGTCCTCCTACTCTATTGTGTCTCTCCTTGGAATAAGTACCAAGCATGTGAGTTAGCTCCTTCTTGCTTAACTACGAGAAGGGCTGCGGCAGATCCATAATTATTTAGAGCTGTATGTGCTGAAGTATTTACCATAGAACAACTTGTGGGTGCGTGTATGTTGACTGTGTTAGAAGTCAAAGCTACAAGAGTAGCGTTCCAACCCACAGGAAGAGCTTTGTTTAGCGTCAGATTAATCGAAGCAGCATTCTCTAGTACGAATACTTTACCAGAGTCTGAGGATACAAAGGTCATGCCTCCAGTGGATGATTCTACAGATGTAAGGAAGTTAGTAATTACGTTCCCGTCAAAGTCATTATCTGCGTCTGTTCTAGCAACGGATCCAGCAAGAGCATGAGAAACTACAGAGAGCTCATCTCGAATACTTGTAATGTCATCTCTAAGAGCAACTGATACTTCACTAAGATCTTGTTGTCTTCCTACCTCATAAATGTTAACCCCATCTGAATGGATTTGGCCTACGAAGTCTGAAGGGATCTTAAGCTCATTCCCTGCGTCCCCTTCTACTTGTAGCCGAATAGAAGTACTGTTAGTAATCTTATTTCTGATAATGTAGTTCTTACCTGTATTAGGAAGGTCTAGACCTACGTTAGAAGTAGGAGTTCCTGTAAGGATCAGAGTTGCCATACGAGATTCATCTGCTACACCGTTAGACTTAGAAGGAGTTACGTTACCACCAGAAGTCATGTCAATGGAAACAAACCCAGCAATAGCATCATCAATCTGGTCAATGGTGGCATTTAGCTTAGTGCCCCAAGTATTTTGGTTCTCACCAATACCTTGTTTTTCTAATCGTAGTTTACCTGAAAAGCTACTAGACATTATTCACCCCCTTGAGAGAAATCGTTAACCACCTTAGAGGGGTTACTAGGAGACTCTGTGCTATCTCTTCTAGCTCGTCTTCCTTCGTTATTAGCTCCTTGAATAGATTCCATGTATTTAGAATCCCAGAATTGTACCTGAGACCATGCTTTCTCAAAAGTAGCCATTTCAGACATTGTAGCATAGAACAGGGAATTTGGGTAGAATGTAGTCAAAGCGTTCACTGAGACATCCTCTGAGAGTTTCACAGGAGGAGCTTCGTACCTATAGACAATATAAGAGTCATCTTCAGGAGTAGGAGCTAGCATAATAGTGGAGACATCTACATCTGCGTAATATACTGGTTCCGCCGTTGACGCTTGAAAAGGCCAATATACCTCACAGAATGACTTTTGCCTCTTTTTCAAAAGCTTCCTATCCCCCGAAGATGTCTTTAGGAGCACCTCATGTCCCAATCGGAACCCTGAGGGCTTCTCTATATATTTACTTCCATCTGAGATAGAAACAGTAGTATTAGCAATCAGAAGTTGAGAATCTAGTTCTCTTACCATCCTATCTTCAGCAAGGCCAATAGCCGTAGGAATAAAGTCACGGAATTCATCAGATTGATCTTCCGCTACATTCACTACTGCTGACACAAGTGATGGGTAGTTATTTATTACTTCAGCCATTAGTCTCTCCTTCGACCAAGTATAGCACGTACTTTAGGTGAGGACAACGCATGAGAGAGCTGATCTTCAGACGTAACTCCTAGGACAAGACCCCTAGTAAAGGGCTGAGAAAGGACATAATCTAAAGCAGCGTGTACCGGGTCTCCCTCTACAGAATCGAGGTACTCCTTCACCCCCTCTACTTTCCTACCTGAGGTGTCCCAAGCATAGTGGTCTCGGAGCCAATTTAAGCGGTTCTGACGCCTATCCTTGTTATTCAGGTACTTCCCACTAAGAGCACCCCCATTTAACACTCCATACGCCATCAGAGGTACTGTAGCCTCCTTTACGCCCATAGGGTCCTCTGTAGGAGAGAATCTGTTCTGAACGACTAGGGGACCAGCAATGCCGTGTTGCTCAGCATAATCCTTGAAAAGCATAAAAGACTCATAGGAGGCGTTACTTAACCCCCAATTGGCTATTTTCCCTTCTTTCATAGCAGATCCCATAGTCTCTACAAAGGAGAGTACTTCTCTAGGTTCAGTAGGAGTAGAGTGACATAAGTACAGGTCTATCTGATCCCTGTTGAGCCTCCTGAGAGACCCCTCAAGGGCCATCATAACTTCGTCCTTCTCTAAGGTTGTCTTACCGTTCCTGTAGATACTTCCGGGTCCAAAGACCTTAGAGCAGATCTTCATACCCTTAGGTTTACGTGAGTTTAGCCACTTTCCTAAGAGGTACTCAGTCGCTCCATGGTTAGCTGGAACCATAGGAGTAGGGTACCCTTCAGCAGTATCTAGACACCTAATACCTTTAGCGTAGGCATCATCTAGTAAAGTCAGTGATTGTATAGCAGAAAGTTGAGACCCCATAGTGCAGGTCCCCAAAGCAATTTTAGGTAGCATATCTTAGTATTCCCTGTCGAATTGATCTATGTAGAGGTCGTAGTGTGTCTTAGGCATCGCGCTGTAGTACTGACCTAAGAGTATATATCTGGACCCCTTTGTTATCTCTTTGACGTAATGTCTGGCACAAGCCGGGAAAAAGAGAACGTCCCCTCTCCCTAACCTGAACTCTTTGTTCTCACTAGGGAAGCACAGCTCTCCCCCTTCATAATCATCATTTAGCCCTATGGCGCACATAAGGACTCTATAAACTCTATTACCGTCTATCTCTCCGAAGTGATCTGTAAAGTCTCCACTATCTGTGTGCTCTTCGAAGTAGTCTCCTTTGTCATACCGTATAGCCTGAGCTGTATCCCCATAGATAGGACGTAAAGTAAAGTAGTGGGAGAATCTCTCGTACCACTCTGGGAACCAACCCCCAGCTATCTTCCTAAGGTACCTGTGGAGCCTCTCATATGTACTATCATACCCTCGAATCTGACATGACTTGGACTTTCTCTTTAGAGACTCTGTTGGTTGCATCCTTCCATCTACGTGGTTTAACACCATAGATGTCTCGAACTTTGCGCTCTTAGCTAGCTCAACGATTTCATCAGGGACATGTACTGAGACAAAGACAAAGATATCCTCTGCTCTGTCTTCTCCTTTACTATGGAGTTCTCTAGCCTCTTCTTCACTAAGCTGTAGTAAGTGTCTCATCTGTAGTAGGAGTTCCTGTAGTTCCTCCACCAGTATTTGAGGTGGCAGAAATCTTATAGTACCCTGAGTCCTGAACTGTCTGAGTCTCAGTATCTCTAACCTCTATAAGAAGTACAATGTCTTCAGTAGAATTATCCTGTGCGTTATTAGACAATTCATACGTAATTGTACTTGTGAGTGCCTCCCACGTATCTAAGTTACCAGAGTCCAGTGCTGTTTCTGAACCAGAGTCTCTAGTAGCTCTTATCTCAAATTGTGTTCCGGGTGTGTATCCAGTAGGAGTAGCCCAGTCATCATATCCAGTAGACCAAGCACCTTGCCTTCTATCTGTAGTCCCATCTGTATTGAATCTCCAACCAGCTATGGCTGTACCTCCTACGACTGTACGAGAGGCCTCCTCAGGGACAGAGACTGTACCCAGAAGGGAAA